GTAGTGGCGTACATGGTGTTCATGTGTTCCTGAAGTGCGCCGGCAGTAAATCGAATCTGAACAGAGGTGCCAACAGCAAAAGAAGCGTTCTGGGTATTTTCCTGAGCACGCTCGATGGTAAGCACATCTCCAGATACGGCAGTGACTTTCACAATTTCCACGGCACCGTTAGTACCGGTAAGTACGCAGAGTGTGTAGTCACCAGCAGCTAATACTGGAAACTTAGCCCCAGCTCCCCCTTCTACCGACATCGTTGTGTCGACTGCTGAGAGGGGTGCTGCGAGCTTAGTACTCACAAAGTTTGTATATTTAAGTGCCATGTTTTTATCCTATAATTTGAATCGTGCCCGCAGAAGGCAGTAGATCAGATATGCGTACGGATGACTGCGGCTCAGGTGCATACCCGATAACTATTTTAGACCGAAGGGTAGAACCACCAGTACCGACAGCAGTCGTGATAGCGTCGAGACGTGCATTACGAAGAGTGGTAGAAAAACTAGTGGCCATTTATATCTCCTAGAAAGAACCAAATTGTACAGGCATCGCTGATTTGGGAATGAGCAGCCATGAGTTAAGAGCCTTACTCTTGGCACGAGAAATTCCATCTCTATACCTCGAGTAGTGCTCGGCAACAGTGTCCACTTTGGCCCACTCTTTTCCTACCATAGAGTGCAGTCTATATAGAGCGCCGTGTGCGATCGTTTCAGCCCAGTCTTCGTATAAGAAGTCGGGGCAGTTAGTGGCAGACCTGGAAGGCTTAAGTGCTACCTGTACGCGCAGTCCACTAGCACTATCTTCGATGGGTTTGCCAACCAGAGTAATTGACGTCGGCGTATCCATGAAGAACATTCGAGGAGAAGTCTGCTCAAAAGTTTTCCAATCTATATATGCATCGTTCAATTCTTTTCTGGAAACAGGTACAAGGGTGAGCCCATTCAGAACCGCGTGAGTAACCCGGATAACTCTTGACCCATCCGGGGGAAGGAACGAATACCGGCTCTCACCAGCAGTAACATCGATAGGCTCGGCATCCAATCTCCATAGGAGAGAGCGCTCGCAGAATTCTATTGCAGAACTCTTTATCGCGTTGTTGACGATGGCAAGCGGACAGCCCTGAACGTTAGGCATTATATACTCGTGGAATTGATTCCAATTTACATTAGCCATTTACAGGTACTCCGGATTGAGTTGGGGCGTTATGGGGGATCACGGTAAGGGTAGCCTGATATTCAGCTCCGATAGACGTGTAGAAGCTACGCTCATACTGAGCTGCAACGTTTCTGTCATTAGCAGAGCTGGAGTCAGTGGAGTACAACAAGTACAGCATGTAATATACTAGAGGACCTTTGAATACAGGGGATACAGGAATTTCCATTTCCATAACCACCGCGAAGTCATCTGCCATCTTGGCGTACTCAGGCACCTTGGCGCTGTAGTCCATCTCTACGCTGGCCGTCCCGTCAGAAGGCGGGGACACCCAGAATGTGCGCGGATGGCGGATGTCGTAGGCAAACTCTTCAATGAGAGAGCCTGGAGTGACAGTCTGCCAACTGCTGAAATAGTCGAGGTTTTGACGCTCTACCTGGAAGATGGGTCCACCAATAACACCAGCTACTGTCTTGTTAGCAGTGATATCAATAAGGGTGAGCCCATCCTCTGGAAGAGTCTGTCTCGTGCCCGGTACCAGAACCACGGTGGCGGTTACGACATGGGCATCAGGACGAGAGAGGATAAGCTGGTTAATAGCATCATCCAAGAATTGAAGGTACTGAGTTCTTGTGACACGAGCGTACCCCTCGTCGTTATACAGAGCAACAGCTCTTTCTACGATATCTTTAACGAGCATATCCTCTCCTCATTAATTATTATTCGTTAGCCAGACCAATGATGGTGTAGGGATAACGACGTTCCTTCTTCTCCACAACGTTCGCACGCTGGGTGACAGGATCGGTAACTGTTTCGTACTTAGTGGATACTGCAGTATCACACACACGTACCACGGACAGGGGGAGGGTTACTTCAGTATCGTAAGGTACCTGATAGCCACGACCATTCAGACCGATGAATACGTACGGTGCTACAGATGCACCACCAGTACGAGAAAAGATTACTCTGACTTTAGGGTCAGTTCTGTATTCATCCGGATGAGCATCGTCCCACTCAGTCAGTTTTGCAATGGCCTGCTTGCGAAGAAGCTTTCCTTCATCATCTGTAGGCCGAGAAATTTCACGGGTAAAGAGCAGGTCGATGAGCTCTTCACTTTTCATCTTGGAATAATCCGGGCGGGGCTTCTCTACAATAAGCTGGCCCAGGAGTTTTTCAGAAATCATATTCGTCTCCAAATACTAAATTAGAGGAGGCCCCAAAAGGAGCCCCCTCCATAATGATCTTACAGCTCGGTACAAGCTACTTCTGCACGCCAGAGCCATGCGTCGTTAAGAATAACGCAGGTCTGCATGGACTTCCATGCCACGGTGCCACGCTGACCCAGGGGGTCGCCGCCGCGAGCAACGTTGGGGTTCAGAACCATAGGAGTTACGGCTGCATGACCCTTCAGGGGCACGATACCGTAAGCGTCCTTAGCAATGTACAGAATGGGGTACACGTCAACGTTCGTACCACCGGTGGACACCATGCCGGTAGCGGCAGAGGTGAGCGCACCAGCGTTAGCCCAGGGCTCCATCAGAGTGGAGTACAGGTAACGAACACCTTCAACGGAACCAATTTCATTGGGCCACGAGGAGACTGCACCGTAGTCCTTGACGTCGATAAAGCCTGCCATAGCGCGGATATCAGCTTCAAGGTAGGGGTGGCACACTGCAACGTAAGAAGGAGCAACGTTCTCGGTATTGAAGGAAGGGGTAGAACGCACGATCTTGGTGATCTGCGAAGCCTTCTGAGTCTTCAGGGCGCGAACGATGCCACGCTGAGCACCGAGGGTGATGGGGCTAGCAACGTCAGCACGGTTAGTAACACGTGCGCCGGCAGCACCAACACGCCATACGGAGTTACCACCGAGCAGAATGCCAATACGCATACGCTCCAGAAGTTCTGCGGCCTGTTCGCCGAGTACTTCCATGGCCATCTTCAGGGTGGGGTCTTCGTTGGTGTCAGCGATAACGTCGGTGATGGTGACCAGGTCGCCGTACTGTTCCAGGGTAGCAGGAACGTCAGACACGATCAGGGTCTTACCAGCAGGCGTTACACCTTCAGTAAGAGCAACAGGCGTTGCGGCCAGTGCTTCGTAGCGACGGAACTTAACGAGCTTGGTGCTATTGGTGGGCAGCGGATAAGCCTGACCAAACAGTTCGAATACGAGGTAAGGTACTGCACGACGCAGCATTTCAGCGGCGGCGAAAGCTGCAGTACGGTTGTTGATATCGGAAGTGGTGGTGGCGTTACGGTTGCCCGTAGCAGTCAAAAGAGTAGACATTTAATTCTCCGAATTAGTCGTTCTTCGTAGCCTCTGCGAAGGCAGCGTCGAAGTCGTCCGGATCTGCCTGGGTAAGAGACGCTCCTGTCTTAGGAGTACTCTTGGCAGACGGGACAAACGAAGCCGCTTTGAGCTTCTCAAGCAGGGTGTCATAATCGAACCCCACAGCTTGAACCTCTTTGCCTTCTGGCTTCGAGGAAGTAGAAGATTTGGGTTTGGGTTGGGTCTTGGTATTTTCTTTACTGGCTTTATACTCATCCAGAAGTTTAATTACTTCCTCGGTAGAGCCGGTATCTCGGATCGCCTGTACACCACGCTGGGCTACGGGAGAAAGAGACGCCTGCCAGGCATCGAGTTCACCAGTTTCAACAATACTGAATACGTCAGGGTGAGCCTGCTGAATAGACTTCCAATGGGTATTGGCAGCCGAATCATTGAGATTTCTCTCTATAGGCTCCACCTTCGAAGACACCAGCTCTTCCACTGACTTACGAGTCTGTTCGATGTTGGACTTAATGTAAGCCTCAACAGCTTCCGCGACATCGGGCCAGTCTTCTTTAAGCGTCTTGAATGCTTCCGGTTCTACGAACTGGAGAGGAATTTCCTTCTGCTTAGTGCTGGTTTCACGAAGGGTTTTAAGCTCGCCTTTAGTTGCCTGATATTGGCTGGACAAGTTCTCAAGTCTGCTGTTGGCCAACTTAAGCTGACTGAGGGCCTGCTCATACTGAGTGGCGAGGTTGTCGGTTTCGGGTTCTTCTTTGTCTTTGTTAGTAGACGCTTCCTCGGGCCGACTTTTTTCGGGTGATTCGGATTCCGTAGACGAATCTTCTTCAGAGTCTGGCTGCTTTTCCTCGGTATCTACAGGGGCGCTCTTGCCGCTTTCCTGCTCATCCTTGGCGTCGAAGTCCTTCTCTTCAAAGGCGTCAATCCAATCCTGATCAAAATCTAATTCTTGTTCCATGTATCCTCCAAGGGGCCGTAGCTATCCTTGGTACATTATGAAGATGGCATCAAGCTCGTATCTTCGTTATTGTCAAGTACATCCAGAAGTTTCTGAATTACTTTAAGTTCACCTAACAACACTGTGCGATCCTCTCCCTGGACCGACAGCAATCGTTTGAATGTCTCGGCTCCCAATACCCTCAGATAAGCAGAGACGGCCTGAAGGTCCCGGGAGTATGCCCGGGAAGCCTTCAGACTCTTTTCAATTTCTATTCTTGTCATACTACACCTGCGGCATGGCTTGCTGCATCTGCTGCATATCCATGCGCGTGAGCTTCATATTCTCGATCATATCGTTGGGAGAGATTCCATATTCACGGGCAGTCTCAACCATGCGCAGCATGAACTCGCGTTCTTTCTGTGCCTCAGCAGACATCTGCTGGCGATTGATCTCAATCTCACGATCGGAGAGTACGAGGTCCTTGTCACCAAGATCCAGAGATTCAGCAATGCTGCGAATAATCTTAGGACGCTTAGTGATAGGCTGGTCAGTCGGGTTGTTAGTAATGTTAGCAAAGTTCATCAAACTGTTGCTGTACACTTCCCGGGCTACCAGAGAGCTAGTACCAGAAGCTGCGATAGTGTAGTCACCCTTGATGGCTTCATC